GTGCTCTTCCGATCTTAAATGATTTATATCCCAGTTTATTTGCTATATCGTCTTGAGAATATCCTTTTTTTGTTCTTAAGAAACGTATGTTTTCACCAAGGCACATAACATGTCACCTCCTTGTTAATTTATATGAGCATATTATAATAAATTTGAAATAAATTCAAGTGTATTTGAATAAAAAGAGAAAAAACTTGAAAATAATTCAAAAACAGTATTGACACTTGAAAATAAATCAAGTAATATATGCTTGAAAATAATTCAAGTGGAAATGAGGTGATTTAAAATTGAATTCAATAGAAATGCAGTTTTCCGTTAAAGAATTAAGGGCAAGGAAAGATGAAACCCAAGAACAGGTTGCAAATGCAATAGGCATTTCTCCTCAGACCTATTGTTCATGGGAAAAAGATATATCTAATGTTGCGGTTAGTAAAGTTAGAGCCCTTGCAGAGCATTTCGGAGTAACACTTAACCAGATAAAGCTTTAATTTTTTTACCCTGTAACTTGAAAATAAATCAAGCAATTATCTATTCAAGGAGGTGAGAGAGTGAATTATACAGCAGTAGCGATAACAGCAATTATCTGCATAACAATATTGGTGTTATGCCATGAACCTAAGAGGAAATAGATTAAGGAAAGGAGCAGGCTTATGAAGATAGCAACAATAAAGAGAGAGCCGGAGGATATGGTGTATACAGTGGAGGAAGTGGCAACAATCATGCGAGCTTCTAAACAGTATGTTTATACACTTATCAACGCAAATCAGATAAGGGTGCTTAAAATCCCTCATACAAGAATAAGAAAGTCAGAGCTTGAAAGATTCTTCAGGGATAATGAGGGAAAGGATTTAACGAATCCGAATGAACCAAAGGATATTGTAATTTAGGAAAGGAAAATAATATGCGACGAGTAGGATTAATAATATCTTACAACAAGAGAATCAATGAGAATCTTAGGAATGGTAACACGGAGCTGGCTGCCAGATGGTATACAAGGCTGAGATTGTTGGAGATATTCAGCTTTGTACCAGAAGGAGCTTACAGACTTCCAACCATATAAAAAAGAGCCGCTTGGACCAGCGGCTCAGTACTTAGAACATTAAATGCTCTGCAAATATAACAATATTATTGTATCAGAAATGTTCAGGTACATCAAGAAAAATTAATAAAATGGTCTTTTTTCTTGGGCTTGTAATGAATATTAACAAGTCTGCAAAAAAGATTATTAAAAGGGGTGTACATGAAAAGAAGAGGTACAAGGTACATTCCCTATGACTATGAAGCGGCAATTGATAAATCTGTAGAAGATATGAATGAGGTCTTCATGGAGTACATGCTGAAGACCAAATACAGGTGCGTCTACACATGTAAGGAGATTCGAGCAGGTAATCAACTCGAAATAGAAATATATCCAGAGTTCACCAGGAAAGAGGACATTCCGGAAGAAGGGAGAATTAGGGATAAAGAAACTCAGAGAAACCTGAACAATAAGAATGCCATTAAATATTGTGGAAGACTCATTATAGAGAATTTCACAAATAATGATATATGGATGACGCTTACATATGCAGAAGGGAATGAGCCAGCATGCTGGGATGAGGCTGTAAAGAATATGACTAATTACATCCGGCGAATTAATTACAGACGCAAGAAGCTGGGCTTGCCTAAAGCCAAGTACATATATGTTACAGAACATGATCCTGACGCAAAGATACGCTGGCATCATCATGTGATTATGGACGGGCTTCTTGACAGAGACGTATGTGAGAAGTTGTGGAAGCTGGGAGACCGTTCCCAGTCAAAGCGACTTGAGGAAGATGCTTATGGTCTTGTAGGAATGGCTAAATACATAACAAAGGACAAGCACCGACAGAAAAATGAGAAGCGGTGGAACTGCTCCACAGGACTTAGACAATTCAGAGTTCGTAAGGTTCGTTCTAAGAGAAAGGGCGGAAATGGGCGGTATGTTCCTGTAAGCAAATATATAGACACATTTGTAAGAGATAAGGCTGCGAGGGAAGCAGAGATACAAGCCTGGCATCCAGAATATTCTCTTCTGGAATCACAGGTTTATTACAACGGAGTTAATGGGATGTTCTATATAACGGCAAGACTCCGGGATTGGAGAAAGAGAGATGCAAAAGGTAGATGTATACATCCAAACGACAGCTAGAGGACCAGCAGTCCGTAAGCATGTCGCATACATGTATGTCTTAAAGATAGTTATTAATGGCAAGGAATTTATCCGTAATGGCAAAGGCGTGATGGAGAATGTAACAGAGAACCAGGCGGCTTTGCAGGCAATAATACATGCACTTATGCGTTTCCATGAAAACTGTGAAATCCGCATAAATACTAGTTGCGGACACGTGTTGAACAGCTGTAGGAACTTTTGGCCGCAACAATGGGAAAAAGCCGGATGGACGAAAGCTAATGGGAAAGAGGTAAAAAATGCGGACTTGTGGCAGCAGTACTTAAATGTCAGCCGCGGTCATGTAATCAGCTGGTCGAATGATAAAGAGCATGAGTTCAGCAGGTACATGGAATATGAGCTTAAGAAAATGGAGAAATCATGGACGAAGTAAAAATAAAAAGAGAGCTGGCTCGCCTCAAGTGGCTAAGAAAAGCGGCGTATATGATGCCGCCTTGTAAAACATCAGACGAGACAAGCCTTAAGGTTGCTAATCTTACGATACTTGGCGGAGAGATAGCAAAACTGGAGAGACAGTTATATGTATGCCAGCATCCAGAGATAGACAATACATAATTTGAAACGGCACAAAGCCGCATAAAATCAGAATGGGAGTAGCATTTTACTCTAAAAGTATCTACATACTTATCCGTATACGCGGTTAAGAATATATCACATAGCAAAATCTGGCAGCAGTTCCGCCCTGTGCGCGGGGCGGGGAAAGGAGACATATGGAAAGCATAATGCAGGATGTAAAGGAATGTTATATATGCCGGCAGATAATGACGCAGAATAACATTTTCAGACGACTTCCGTCTAATGGGCTTGAGTGTCATCACATAATGCATGGAACAGCGAATAGGAAGATATCAGAGCATTACGGTTTAAAGGTATGGCTGTGTCCAGAACATCACAGAACGGGTAAGAAAGCTGTACATAAATGCAGGGAAACAGACTTAAAGCTAATAAGAGCAGGTCAAACGAGATTTGAGCAGGTATTCAGTCATAGTGAGTGGATGCAGGTGTTCATGAAGAATTATTTGTAGGAGGACACAATATGTTTGAAGTATTTGGAGAGTTTGATAGTGCAGAAGAGATTAACAAGGCAGCAGCTGCACAGCTTGCGCAGGGAGACACACAGGCTGTAAGAGATATAGCAAGAGAGAATGGCCTTGATTCGGCTGATGCAGAGGATTATATAGCAGGAGATGTGACAGAACTGTGCAATCCGCTTATGGCGGCACTGGGAAAATTAAAAATCGAAAAAACAGATCTTGAAATTAAAGGTGTCTTAGAAGATTGGTATGACATAGTAATTGATGTGTGTACTAATGATGAAAAAGTAAGGGCAGCAGTCAGGCGTAAGGATAAGAGTCTGAAGGTGTTTATGAGCCTGATTCTCGCAAAAGCATTTGATACGAAAGAGCTTGTAAGCAGTAAGATTGTGGAAATTACTAAGGTAAAAAACGGTAAAGAGCAAATGAGAAGTCCAGTATACCTTGGAATTCCCAACAGAGTTGAAATAAGGAATATATGTAAGGGTTATTACTTAAAATAGGAGGTTCACATGAAAGCAATAAAAGCATTTAATTCAGATTTATGTGCAACTCTGGGGAAAGGCGTAATGCAGTACGAACCAGGTAAGACTTACAAGGAAAGTGAAGCTAAATGTGCTCGCAATGGTTTCCATTGTGCAGAAAATCCACTGTGTGCATTAGGATATTACGGAGGTTTGGACTCTAGATTTTTTATCGTGGAAGCAGGAGGAGAAGTTAACCAGGATGGAAATGGCACGAGAATATCGTGTACAGAAATAACACTGCTTAAAGAAATAACCAGAATACAGCTTGCAGCGCTTGCATGTGAATATATTCGGAAACACCCAGACAGAGAGGAAAAAGGAACACATCTTAATCGTGATGTAGGATCCGTAAATTTAAAAGGAGATTTTATTATAGTAAGAGGCAAAGAGCCGAGAGGCAGAGGAGTTAAAGGCTCTTATATATTCCTGATTAAAGAGAAAAGAGATAGTCTGGAAATAGAATCGATACAGGTCTTATATGTAGACGGAACAAAGATAAAAGCAGATAAGTACTATAGATTGGGGGATGGCGCAATATGCAAAGAAAAGAATTAAGAGCATTAAAACGCATATATGCGACACCGACAATGAAAAGGATTGCACAGGATAATAAGCTGGATAAGCCGATTGTTTATAAATACAGCTGGCGTAAATACACATACAGCACAAAATATGACCTGATGCTTAGGTGTCAGAGCCGGGGTTCTATTCTTATGATTGCAGTATTTTTTCCGGATGATGTAGCAAAAGGGTTTAAGTATCCTGCATATGAAATATATTGCAATCCTAAAGGATGTGAATACATCACAAGAGAAAGAAATCCCGAAGACGGTGAAGAAATAAGATGGACAAATGCACTCGTATTTAATCTTGAAAGAATTGATACAATAAGATTCTTTGATTATGAGCCTGACTTGAAAATAAGAAAAAGAACAATATGGCAGAATAATGATGGTAAAAAGGAGATAAAACAATTTCTAGGAACCAATAGGAGCGGACTTGAAGGGCTTATTGAATATCAGCATCGTTGTAAATCATATAGTATTAAAAAAGTTGAAGAAAAGGAACAGGAACCGTGGGATGAGGAACTGGCGTTAACCCCGCCTGTGCTGAAAGGATTCGAGAGATGGTCCAAGCATGAGGCTATGAATGAAAACTTTATTTTTTATGAGAGTATACACAGTCCTACAGGGTATTGTTCCTACTGTGAAAAGGAAGTCCCACTTATAAAACCGAAACGAAACGGAGAAGGTAAATGCCCTTGCTGCCATAAGAAAATTACATTTAAGCTTAGAAGCAAGATAAAAGGTTTAAGAACACGGGCAATATCAACAAGCTGTATACAAAGGATTGAAGGTGGATATGTTGTAAGAACATTTGAAGTTCATTCTGCATACAGGAATGCAACATACGATAAACCGGATTGGTCATTTATAGAATATCAGAGAACATTCATGTATAGCGATGGACGAATAACAACATATGAATACGAAAAATATAAGAATAAATACTTTAGATTCTGCAAACAGAAAAGTAAGCTCCCGTATGAATATTACGACGGAAAGATTAAGCTTTATCCCAGAAATCTAAGTCTTTTAAAGAAAAGTGTATTAAGAAACAGTGCAATTGACTTGTGGCCGGTTCTGCCATGCAGCCTTGTAAAGTATTTGTATGTAGAAAAAGGCAATCCGGCAATAGAAATGTTGGCAAAAATAAAGCTTTTTGGACTGGCAAAGGAAATTATCAAAACAGGATATGATAAAAATTTACTAAACCAGGATGAAACGGAATTAGCCAAGATGCTCAAAATTGATAATGCCCGCCTTAAAAGATTAAAAAATATGACTCCAACGCTTGTAACATTGAAGTGGATGCAGTATGAAAAGCTGGTAAATACAATATGGCCAGACGATATGATATCTGAATTCGGGCAGAATGAAATAGAAGTAAGTGAGCTTAAATTTCTACCTAAGCCAATAAAATATCTGAAAGTATACAACTACATAAGACGGCAGCAGATATTAAGCGGAGAGACCTTTAAACAGACATTTATTACATACAGAGATTATTATTACCTTGCAGAAGAAAATAAATGGAATATTGCTAGCACGCAGATTTCTATGCCGAAGAATCTCGAACAGGCACATATGAATGCAATATTATTTTCTCGTGGAACATCTATAAAGAATCAGACGGAAAAGTTAGAAAAGAAATGGCCATTGTGCAATAAGATTCTGCCGGATTTAAAGAAATATGAATACAGCAATAACGAATATTCGGTTGTAGCACCTGTATGTATAGAGGATATGGTTCGAGAAGGGATAGCATTAAATCATTGTATGGACCATGCAGATTTTTACTATGACAGGATTCAGCAGAGAGAAGCATATCCATTTTTTCTGAGGAAGACTAACCAGAAAGATATGCCTTGGTACACACTTGAAGTAGAAGCTTCCGGAAACATAAGGCAGAAAAGAACAACTGGAGATAATCAGAACCCAGACCTTGAGCCAGCAATACCATTTCTATATGAATTTATGGAGCATTTTAAGCAGGTTATGAATGCGGAAGACATAAAGCAGGGAATAAAAGCAGATAAAAAGCGTAAGGAAGAGTATAAGAAGCTGAGAGAGGAACAGAAGAAGGTATGGCGTGGTAAGTTGGCCGGACAGTTGCTTGCGGATGTTCTGGAAGCGGATTTTATGCAGGCAATTTAACAGAAGGAGAAGCAAAATATGATAGAGATAATACCTACAGGAACATTTGATGAGTGGCAGCAGGCATTGGATACAGAATTTAGTAAGAGTGCGGAAAGCTTTATAAGAATAGGCTATCTTTTAAAAGTGGCCAGAGATACAGATATTCTTGGGGATACACCATATTCAAATGTAATCGATTATGCCAAAACAAGATACGGCTTGGATAAGACACAGGTATCCAGATTCATTGCTATAAATGAGAGGTTTGGAAGTAAAGAAGATGATTCTACCCTGGAGGATAAGTATAAAGGATTTGGATATGCCAAACTTGCTTTAATGCTTAATATGCCGGATGAAATCATAGAAGAGATATCTCCAGGTTATTCTAAATCTGAAATAGAGGATATTAAGAAGGAAATCGATGAGGAAAAGAAGCTATCAGACATAGAGATCCTGATTGAGGGTAAAGATGAAAGTGTGAAAGAACTTAATGAGCTTGAGCAGGTACTGCATCAGCTGTTCCATGACAATCCGGAACTGTTCACAAAGATACATACATCAACATATGAGACAGCGGAGCTGATAGATATATTAGCTCCTACAGGAGAAATGATATATTCAGTGCGCCTGCAGGGTGTTGGCCGCCTTATGCTAAGTATCAAGGCAGACTCTGGAAGAATAACGATAACCAATGTGCGAAGCATGGATAAGACAGAGTGGAACATAGAGGACATTGCGGAAGCTGTGATAAATATATTTAACATGGCAGTGGATACAGAAGATCCGGCTAAGGCGTGGACGAGCATCTATAAAGAGGAATATCCGAAAAAAGCAGAAGTTGCACCGGTGCAACAGGAAAAGCCAGTGCAGAGGAAAGAAAAGAAGGTGCAGAAAGCCAAGATTGAGAAACCTAAGCCCCAGCCAGTAGAAGAGGAACAGATACCAGGGCAGGACAGCGTGCTTAATCATCCGGAGTATTTACCGGAAAACAGCAATAATAAGGCAGATTCCACAGAAAATGTGCAGAAAACAGATACATTTGTGGATAAGCAGCAGGAAAAACCGCCATATTCTGAAAAAGTTTCTATAGAGGAAGAAAAAACAGAGCCAGAAATGCCAACATGTGAGGACGCTTCGGAGAGTATAGAAAGCTTTATGAACTGCTGGGAAACAATATGTGAGGCAAACCGCAAGATTGCGCTGTTTATCGAGGATTACAGCACAATGGATGTGACACCTGACAACATGGCAATAGAAGCTGTCCGTATAAATGCAGTAACATTAGCTAACGAATTAGAGCATTTGAAAACGCTGTAAACCGCATAAAATCAGAATGGGAGGTCGAATATGGCAATAGGAATAATATGTTATATAGCAGGAGTAGCAACGACATTAATAGTGATGGAATTTTGTAAGGCAGGGAGGAACAACTAATGAATAGAGACTGTATATTGTTTAACGAAAAGCAGGCAGATTGTAGAGGGCTGGATAAGCTGTATTGTGCAATAGAGGACAAGCCTTGTCTGTTCTATAAGCCAGAGGCACTGTATAACAGAGATGGAAGTAAGAAAAAGTATAAAGGGAAGGTGAAATAGATGCGAAAGGCAATTCCTAAGCATACAAGAGAATTAGTGTATGCGAAATGCAACGGTCATTGTGCTTATTGCGGCTGTGATTTGGAATATAAAAACATGCAGGTAGACCATGTTATTCCACTAAACGGATGGAGCGAACAAGGTTCAGATACTATTGACAATATGCTTCCGGCTTGTAGGAGCTGTAATCATTATAAAAGTAGATCAACATTAGAAGGATTTCGTCAAATGCTTGAAGCTATGCCTGATACATTAATGCGAGATTGTGTTACATACAAAAATGCCGTTAGATTTGGTTTGGTAATACCTAACAAAAGGCCGATTAAATTTTATTTTGAGAAATTATCAAAACTAGATGTGACAAACGCATTAGAGATAGTTAAGGAGGGTGATTCATAATGCTAATATTGCAAATTAAGAAAAAATGGTTCGACATGATTCTTTCTGGAAAGAAGAAAGAAGAATATCGAGAAATAAAAGAATATTACGAAACAAGATTCCAGAATCTGTTCGGAGCAATAACTATATATCCATCAAGTATTTTCTCACATAGAAGCAAATATGAACTGTTGCAGGGCGAGGCAGTACCAGAGGAGATAAGGAAAGACAGTGTTCAGGAGATTATTTTCCGTAATGGATATAGCAAGGATTCTAAAGCAATAAAAGCAAGATGTAGATTAAGGATTGGAAAAGGTAGACCAGAGTGGGGAGCTGAACCAGATAAGCAGTATTATATTTTGGAAATCTTGGATAAGGAAAAACTGGCAGCAGATATGTAGAGGGGGTGTATGTATGTCAAGGTTATACTGGTACGGACATGTTAAGAAGATGTGCGAAAGATGTGCGGATACAGAGAGTAATAATCTTCAGGAACTTATGTATGAATCGGCTATAACAGAGACGATAGACGAGTTCATGAAGCAGGAGAATGGAGAAATTAAGCTGGAAGTTGTTAAGATGGTGCTTTTTGACAGGACAGAGACAGTGATCGGAGCTGCACATAAGGTCAATTATTCGGCTGACACGATTTATCCGTGGATAAGCGAATTTGTCAAAAAGGTTGGAAAAAGAGTCGGATTTTAATATACATACATTCAACTTCACGAAACAGACACACAATAATATGCAAAAATCAAGTTATCCAATAACAGGGTGGCTTGATTTTTTTTATTGAGGCGGGACCTCTATAAAGAAACTTAGAGGTGGAATTATGGCAAAAGGCAAATACGAGGAATGGCTGACGGAGGAGAAGCTGACTCTTCTTAGCGGCTGGGCAAGGGACGGTCTGACAGATGAGCAGATAGCCCATAACATGGGAATTTCACGCAGCACATTAAATGAGTGGAAGAAAAAGTATTCGGACATTTCGGACACCCTAAAAAGGAATAAAGAAATTGTTGATATACAGGTGGAAAATGCACTGTTAAGAAGGGCATTAGGCTACAAGTACAAGGAGATAACAAGGGAATCCTCAAAAGATGATATTGGAAAAATGGTTATCACTAAAGAAGTCACAAAAGAGGTTGTCCCAGACACAACCGCCCAGATATTCTGGCTTAAAAACCGCCGTCCTGACAAGTGGCGAGATAAGCCTGTACCTGTCAATGAAGAGGTTTATGAAGATGATGGATTATTGGCGGCGCTGGATGCTCAGATAGATGACATGGAAGATGACAGCTACATGCTGGAGGATGAGAATGAAGATAGCTGAATTTAAGTGGGGCAGATTGTCACGAAAACAGAAGATGGTTCTGACGTGGTGGAGACCCAAGAGCAGATATGCAGGATATGAGGGCATTATAGCAGATGGTTCTATCCGTTCTGGCAAAAGTGTCAGCATGGGTTTTTCATTTGTAATATGGGCTATGAGCATGTTCGATAGACAGAATCTCGGCATGTGTGGAAAGACAATAGAGTCTTTCAGGAGGAATGTGCTTGCCACTTTAAAGAAACAGTTGCGTGCAAGAGGGTATTCGGTAACTGAGCGCAAGAGCGAAAATCTGGCTGTTATATCAAAAGGCAGTAAAGCGAATATGTTCTACATATTTGGTGGTAAAGATGAGCGTTCGCAGGACTTGATACAGGGTATAACTCTTGCAGGGCTTTTCTGTGATGAGGTTGCCTTGATGCCGGAATCATTTGTCAATCAGGCAACTGCCAGATGTTCCGTTGAAGGTTCAAAGTGGTGGTTTAACTGCAATCCGCAAGGACCGCATCACTGGTTTAAACAGCATTGGATTAATAAGTGCAGGAAAAAGAAGCTTGTGTATCTGCATTTCACAATGGCGGACAACCTGACACTCAGCGAGGCAATTAAAACCAGGTATTCAGAGCAATATGCCGGGGTATTCTTCAAGCGGTACATATTAGGACTGTGGGTAGTTGCAGAAGGCATCATATACGACATGTTTGACAGGAAAAAGCATGTCATCAGGATACCGCCGGAACAGCTTAAACAGGAATTCTTCATATCAAGCGACTTCGGTATCCAGAACGCTAATGTATGGCTTAAATGGCACAGGATAAAAGATACGAACAGATGGCATGAAGTGGCAGAGTCAGTATATTCAGGAAGAGATGAAAAGAGACAGAAGACAGTCAAGGAGCTTGCAGATGCCCTGGATGAGCTGTGTAGTAATAGAAAGCCTAAAGCAGTAATTATTGACCCATCGGCAGCAGCTATGAAAGCAGAGCTGAAAAGACGTGGGTACAAGGTACTGTCGGCGGACAATGATGTTGTAGATGGGATAAGTGATGTGCAGACAATGCTGTCAGAAGGACGTTTGTCAATAGATTCATCATGCAAGCACACAAAGACAGAGTATGAGTCATATGTATGGGATTCCAAGGCAGCAGACAGAGGAGAGGACAAGCCGTTAAAGGTATCAGACCATTGCATGGATGCAACGAGATATTTTGTCAGAACAATGAGGCTGGTTAAAAGAGATAAGACACAGGAACAGCGGGAAGATGGATTATTTATGTTGTAGGAGGGTAGAGATGAAGACATATCAGGATTTATTAAACGCAGGACAGGATGACAGGAGTAAAGCCCTGTTCTGCAGAGAGGCAATCAATGAATTTAAGGGCAGCAGGGATTATGATGAGGCTGTTGTCGGTGAAGCGTATTATAACAAGCATAATTTGACGATTGAGCGTTTCCAGAAGTTCTTGTACACAGTAACAGGAAGACAGATACCAGATCTTATATCAGCGAATTATAAGCTTAAAACAACATTTTTTAGAAGGTTCGTCCAGCAGCAGGTTCAGTATGTACTTGGCAACGGAACAATTCTTCAAAATGCAAACAACAAGGATAAGCTGGGAAAAGATTTTGATTTTAAGCTAATTACGGCGGCGAAAAGAGCTATGGCAGGAGGCAGGGCATTTGGATTTTGGAATGTAGACCATCTTGAAGTGTTCGGGTTTGCTGACACGCCAGCAGAACCGGGATTCTGTCCGCTGTATTCGGAAGAGAACAGCAAGCTTATGGCAGGAATACGCTTCTGGCATAAGAAGATCAAAAATAACATACTCTACATGATGACTTTGTATGAAGAGGATGGATACACAGAGTATCGTCAGAACGAAAATAGTGAGCCTGAGGTTGTACAGGCTAAAAGAGCATATAAGATTAACAGGATATCCACTAAAGCAGATGGGATTCTGAAAGAGATAGGCGAGAATTATACAAGTCTGCCTATTGTCTGTTTGTACGCTAATGACAGCCACGAAAGCGAGCTTGTAGGACACAGAGAGGCTATTGACTGTTACGACTTGGTTAAGTCTGGATTTGCCAACAATATAGATGATTTAGATGGTTTGTACTGGATTGTACAGAATGCAGGTGGAATGGATGACACTGACCTTGCAAGATTTATCCAGAGGCTTAAGACTACTCATACTGCAAGCTTAGATGGTGATGATGGAGTGACAGCGACACCACATGAAGCAAATATACCTACAGAAGCAAGAAAGGCTATGCTTGACCTTTTGAGAAGCGATTTGTATGAGGACTTCCAGTCGGTTGATATCAAGGCACTGTCGGCAGCAGCCAAGACAACACAGGAGATAAAGGCAGCATTTCAGGCTATGGATAATAAATGCGCCGATTTTGAGTATTTCATAATTGATTTTGTTCAAAAAATCTTAGAATTGGCACAGATTGATGATGAGCCAAGCTATGTCTGGAACAGGATGATTAATCAGACCGAACAGACACAGATGATATTGTCAGCCGCCAACTATCTGACAGACGACATGCTTATTAAAAAACTGCCATTCCTTACACCAGAGGAAGCGGATGAGGTTATTAAGGGCAGAAAAGAGATGGAAGTAAGCCAGTTTGAAGATGATAATGCGGATGAAGATTTACAGGATAGCACTGTGGCTGTGTAGAATGACGATACAGGACTGAAAGACAATAAGGAGTAAAATTGTATGGGGTATGCAGAGGATAAGACAGAAGAGGAGCTTATAGGGCTTGAAAGGGCTATCACAAGAGAATACAGACAGGCTTATAAAAGCGTTCAGATGAAAGCAGCCAAGTATTTTGGAATATTCGAGGAACGTGATAAGAAGATGCGTGAAGCCTTAAAAGATGGTACATATCCTAAGCTTGAAGGTGCATCTGCATGGATGACACCTGAAGAACATTATAAGCAGTGGAGACTTGCACAGATAGGACGTGGCAAGCGTTGGGAAGCTGTGCGTGATGACCTTGCAGACAGCATAACCAAAGCTAATGAGATGGCTGCCAACATAGTTAATAAAAAGACTGCTGGAATATTCGGGTTTAACTATAATTTCTCTGCATACGAGATAGAAAAGAAGGTTGGTAAGGGTGTGGCGTTTAATATATACAATGAGCATGCAGTCAAGGAGCTTCTGGAAGGTAAAAATCACACTGAGTTCAGAGTATTGCATGTTAACCGCAAGCGTGATTATGCATGGAATCAGAAGAAAGTCCAGGCAGCCCTTACAAGTGGAATATTGCAGGGACAGAGTGTGCCAGAACTTACGGATGCGTTTCTTGGCGTTATGGGAAGTAACAGGAAGGCTGCTATAAGAAATGCACGTACAGCAGTTACAAGCGCACAGAACGCAGGTGCGATTGGACCATGCAAAAAGCTTCAGGAGATGGGAATTGAGGTGTTGCTGCAATGGCGTTCTGCTCATGATGGCAGGGTAAGAGATTCACACGCTCATCTTGATGGAGTAAGGATTAAGCCAGGCGAGACATTCCCAAATGGCTGCCGCTATCCAGGAGACCCACAAGGAAGAGGCGGTGAAGTCTATAATTGCCGATGTACGCTTATCAAGATACTGCCTAAGTATAATGGGGACACTATAGAGAGTAAGAACACAGAAGCGGATTATAAGGCGTGGCTGGAAGGAAAGAAAGATGAATGGACAAAGTCAATGGCTGATGGTGACAAGATTGGTTTGCAAGAAATCAAACCTGATGATAAAATGAAGGTGCAAGATAAGATTTCAGAAATCAATAACAAAATTGATGATTTAAAACATCAGTTTAGTGATGCAACAGAAGGCTATTCATATGATGATTGGTTTAGTGAATTTGATTCAATAGAAGATGGTTTTGGTGATGTTGCAGAAGATGATGAATTATTCATTAAACTTAGTACACTCGACCAAGAAATAACAGATGCTACAAAACAAAAGTCAAGTTTGTTAGCACAAAAGGAAAAGCGTGGTCAATTAGACACTGGTTATAGTGGGAAAATTCCTGATGAAGAACTTGATAAATATAACGCAAAGGCATTTGAACAAATCAAGTTAGACACTGCATATTCAGGTGAAAAAGCAGAAGAATTTCATGATGCCTTGAAAGAATACTTTGGTGGTGATTATGATACAATTATTTCAGGTGAAACAAAGACTGCAAAAATAATTCGTGATGGTCTTGATAGGATGCCGACCTATGATGGTTCAGTTTATAGGGGGTTATGTTTTTCTGATACTTCTGATAGTACTATAACACAGTTTATCAACTTGAAACCGGGTGATAAAGTACCTTCAAAGGGAATCTTATCTAGTTGGTCAAGTAATGAAAGAGTTGCAGAAGCATTTGGCGCTGCATCAACGCAAAGTGCAGAATCAAGTACTGTTATACTTGAATGTGTGGATAACAAAACAGGAGTTGGTGTTCAGCATCTTTCAAAATTTGGTGATAGAGAAGCAGAAGTGCTATCCAGTGCCAATTATGAAGTTCTTGAGGTCGTGACAGAAAGCAAATATGATTATGTTTCAAGAAGAAAAGATTTATTGTATTTCCCTGATGATTTAACCACACTGGAATCCGAATTGAAAAAGCAAGTGGTGTGTGTAATAAAAGTGAAAGAGGTGTAGCCTATGTTGGAACGCAATAAAAAGAATGATGGATTAGTTCGTCAATATAGAGAGCTTCAGAAAAAGGCAAAAAATGCAGCTAATAAAACAGAAAAAGAACATTATGAAAAATTAGTAGAAGAAAAACTTGATGAAATGTTCGTCGCAGAATTTGGTGATAGGAATTTCAAGAGATTTAATCGGCCTTAAGGGGGCAAGTGGTATGCAAGGTGAAAGTAAAAGAGATTCACTAATTAAAGAATACAGGGAACTGTTGAAAAAAGGCACGCGAAAGTACCAGTGAAACAGAAAAAGATGCATTATATAAAAAGGCATCTGCAAAGCATGATGAAATACTTATGAATGAAATGGGAAGGGATAAAAATTTCAAAAGATTTTGGTATTGAAAGTACCGTCATTTTATGGTGCTTTTTAGTACCCTAGATAGAGGTGGTAATTATAGCAGGATTCATAAGCAGAAAGAAAGAATTTCAAGCGGCAGCAGAGGAGCAGGTTATAAAAGCACTTGAATTATGTGGGATTGTGGCAGAAGGGTATGCTAAAGATAAATGTCCGGTTGATACTGGCAATCTGAGAAACAGCATCAGTTATAAGGTGCAGTCAGATGAAAAGGCGGTATATGTAGGCACTAATGTAGAATATGCTCCATATGTTGAACTTGGTACAGGTTCGTTTTATCAGGGCGGTACTCCGGGTATATCAGGTCAAAAGGCACAGCCATATTTAAAACCGGCAGTTGCAGAACATGCGGACGAATACAAACGAATAATCAAAGATGTGTTAAAGGGATAGCAATATGCTATCTCTTATTTTTTTGCTTCAGGGGACATGTTCACGAAACATGCCCCTTTTCTTGTGCTATTTATTAATTAAATCTAATCACGAGGAACTGTGAACGAAGAAAAGGAGATTTTAAGCATGTTAACAAGATCAATGTTAAAGGGTATGGGATTGACTGACGAACAGGTGTCAGCGATTATCGAAGCCCACACAGAGACAACAGACGCTCTCAAAGAATCGAGAGATAAGTACAAGGAGGATGCTGAAAAGCTCCCTGAGGTCCAGAAGGAGTTGGACAAATTAAAAGCCAATCCATCAGAAGCAGATGATTGGAAAGGCAAGTATGAAACAGAACACAAGGCATTTGAGGACTATAAGAAGGATTTAGCGGCAGCAGATGCAAAGAAAAGCAAGCAGGACGCTTATAGAGCACTCTTGAAAGAAATCGGGGTGTCTGAGAATCGAATTGATTCAATCTTAAAGATTACAAATGTTGATGAGTTCAAGATTAAGGATGGCAAATTTGAGGATTCAGACAAGATGAAGGAAGCTGCCAAGAATGAGTGGAAGGATTTCATCACAAGCCAGCAGACACAGGGAGCGGATACAAAGACACCGCCTCAGAATGATGATGGTGGTTCTGATTACGAAAAAATGTCAATGGCTGATTATGCGAAAGCCAGAGAAGGAAAGTGAGGATAAAGAATGGCAAACACAGTATTAACACCTAATATCATTGCCAAGGAAGCACTCTATCAGTTCAGAAAGAATGCAGTCATGGCGAACCTGGTACACAGAGATTATTCAAAGGAATTTGTAAAGGGAGTGGGCGACACAATCACAATCAAGAAGCCTGCTACATTTGAGGCAAAGGAGTTTGAAAGTCAGATTGAGATTCAGGATGCAACAGAAACACCAGTTGAAATCAAGATGGATAAGCACCTTGATGTTTCGTTCAGTGTTACATCAAAGGAGCTTGCTCTTGATATTACAGATTTCTCAGACCAGTTCATCATTCCAGCGATGAAAGCATTTGCAGACAAGGTTGATAAGTATCTTATCGGACTTCAGGCGAGTGTTACCAACAGAGTGAATACATCTGGTTCAAGAGCGGATATTGTAGCAGCAAGAAAGTATCTTACAACTAATGCGGTACCTCTGACCAACAGAAATTATGTATATAACGCAGATGTTGAGGCAGAACTTTTATTAACTGATCTTTTCACTAATGCATCACAGGTTGGTGATAATGGTACAGCTCTCAGAGAGGCTTCACTTGGTAGAAAATTTGGTATGGACTTTTATGTAGACCAGAATATTGGACCTGCATCAGCAACAAGTGACCCACTTGCTTTAGCGTTCCACAAGAATGCATTTGCACTTGTAACACGTCCGCTTGAGATTCCGAGTGAAAAGGCAGACGGATATATCGAGAATTATGACGGCTTTGGAATCCGTGTAATGCAGGGATACGACATGACTACAAAGAAGCAGATCATGTCTCTTGATATGCTTTGCGGTGTAAAGCTGCTTGATGCAGACCTTGCAGCAGTCGTACAGAAAGCGTGATATGTATGAGAAAAATAGTAGAACGAGCTGGAGTAAAGATGGCTTGTACAAGTGAAGATCAGTTGAAGCTCTTCATTGCCGCCGGATATGAAATGCCAAGGTCTGTTGAGCCTACAGATGAGAATTTGGACGAGATTTCATCAGATGAAGAATCAGAGGATGTTCCGTCAGATAAAATTCCAGAAGTTGCACCGGTGCAACAGTCAGATAAGCCTAAGCGCAGTAAAAAGAGTGATTAAGATGGAGGTTTGGGATGCTGTACGAAGTGATGAGGCAAATACATAATTTTTTTCCTACAGATAAATGTGAGGAAGGTACGTTTACCATCACAGATGGTGTCCTGAACCTGCCATTTGTCAAGGATGGACAGTATGTCTATATCGAAGGCTCTACTATGAATGATGGAGTGTATCAATATCCGTTATCGGGGCTTGATGACGAGGCCTTTAAGGGCTTCATAACCATAATTAATCCTCCGAAAGCATTTCTCAGCCTTGTGAGCGAAATTGAACGCTATGAGGCTGAGAACATAGCTAGTCCGTATCAGAGTGAATCATTTGGTGGGTACTCATACACAAGAGTCACTAATGAAGATGGCAACATAGCAGGATGGCAGGATGTTTTTAAAGCAAAACTGAATGTATGGAGGAAGATATGAGGTTATATGAGCAGATGATGACTCCGTGTGTGCGCATGGAGTGTGTACGTACAGATGATGGAGAAGGTGGATATAAGACAGAATGGAAAGATGGAGAAGCTTTTCAGGCGGCAATAGTCAGAGATACCTCGACAGCGGCAAAGACAGCTGAAAAAGAGGGAGTAACAAGCGTATATACCGTAACGACATATAAAGATGAGCAGCTGGGATTTCATGATGTGATTAAGTGCATGTCAGACGGGAGGATATTCAGAGTTACGTCTGACAAGGGCGATAAGGTAAGCCCGAAGGTCTCAACACTTAATATGTCGCAGGTATCAGCGGAGAAATGGGAGTTGACAACATGACGAAAGAAACGGCACTTAACAGGTTCTTCAATAAGCTCATGAGAGCATATCCTGATACGGCGGTTCCTGACGATGCGGAATTTCCGTATCTTACATATTCAGTAGAAGACGGCTGCTTTGACGACATCACGTCAATGACGGTGCAGATGTGGTTTAAGACAGAGTCGGAGGCAGAACCGAACGCAAAGGCAAGAGAGCTTAAAGAAATGTTAAAAAGAGGTGGCTCGAACATAGTGTTCGATAATGGTTCAATATGGCTTCAATGCGGTTCGCCGTGGTGCGTAAATGCAGAGGCAGACACGGATAAGACAATTAAACTGAGACAGATAAACATTAATATGGTCCACCATGATTCATAGGCGGGCGGAAAGGAAAAAAGATGAAATTCACAAAAATTCCGGAGGATACATTTAAAAAGCTTCAGATGAATGCAGGTATCCTCACAGATACATTTACTCCGTCAACAGGTGTAATAGGAAATCTTCTCGGAGCTACAACAGGCGGTAATTCATTCGCTGCAACACCTGAATACGAGGACTTCGGAGAGGATATAGATAACTGCCCGAAGAACACGAAAGAGCTTAAGAAGCTGAAATCATGGGAAATCAAGCTTACAGGCACATATCTGACGGTTACGGCGGTAAGTGCAAAGAGCCTGGCAGGTGCAGCGGACATAGATACGGAAGATACAACGCATGTAGTTCCAAGAAATGAACTGCAGGATTCTGACTTTGAAGACATATGGTGGATTGGAGATTATTCGGAGCTTAACGGAGACAGTAACGGCGGCTTCTGTGCAATCCACCTTATGAGCGCATTGTCAACAGGTGGCTTCCAGGTCAAGTCAACGGATAAGGGAAAGGGACAATTTGCATATGAATACACGGCGCATTATTCAATATCAACGCCTGATAAAGTGCCTTTTGAGATATATGTTAAAGAAGGTTCTGAGGAGACTTCATCTGTGACAGACAAAACGGCAGCATCAGAAACAAGAACAACGGAGGAATAATGAATGAAGATTACGGATTTTAAGGGAGAAGAAGCGCTTGATCTGCTTGTTAACATAATGGAGCCGGTCACGATTATATTTGCGGACAAGGCTGTAAGAGATGCATATAAGAGCCAGCCGAAGCTTCAACTTGTAAAGACTGTCGTAAAAAGTCATATGGCAGAAGTGCTTGAGATAATGGCGATGCTTAACGGAATGTCAGCTGACGAATACAAGGCGGCAATAACTATTCCCGGTCTTATAAGACAGGTGCTTGAGCTGATTAATGATAAGGAACTGCAGAGTTTTTTAGAATCGCAGGCAGCAGAAACGGAATCGACTGCTTCTGGCTTGCCTACGGAGAATACAACGGTCGAAAAGACATCAAGAGATTCTTAAGGTATGTAAAGGCAAGGTACAATGCCATAGATGAAGAATATGCTTATCAGGTGTATGTAACGGATGCTTTGTATTATTCAGGGCGCAGTATGTGTCTTGGAACAAGGTTTATTGACCTGTTCAGGCAGGAGCCGGCTGATAACAGAAGCGGTGATGAAGTGGCAAGGGATGTTATGGAAAGGCTGGGACTGAAATATGAATGTATTTGAATTATGCGCATCCCTTAGTCTCGATAAAAACAGCTATGACAAGGGACTTGATGATTCAGAGAAAAGCGGAAAAACATGGGTAAACAAGATGGAGTCCACATTCAGGAAGACTGCCGATGTGGGAGCCAAGACACTTAAGGCGGCTGCGCAGATCGGAGCAGCTGCAATCGGAGCAGCTTCTGCCGGTGTTGTTGCGCTTACGAAAAATGCAGTTGAAAGCTATGCGGAGTATGAGCAGCTTGTCGGCGGCGTGGAGACTCTTTTTAAGGACAGCGCCGATGCGGTAATGGCATATGCAGACAATGCGTTTGAGACAGCCGGAATGTCTGCCAATGAGTACATGGACACTGTAACCAGCTTCTCGGCATCGCTTCTGCAGGGACTTGACGGAGATACGGCGGCAGCGGCAGAAGTAGCCAATCAGGCAATAACCGATATGTCGGATAATGCCAATAAGATGGGTACGTCAATGGAGTCCATACAGAATGCATACCAGGGCTTTGCCAAGCAGAATTATACGATGCTTGACAACTTAAAGCTTGGGTATGGCGGAACGGCTTCGGAGATGGCAAGACTTGTCAATGAATCCGGCGTACTTGGCGACAGCATGACAGTAAGCGCAGAATCAATCAATGAAGTGTCATTTGACAAGATAATTGAGGCGATACACGTTGTCCAGGACAATATGGGTATAACAGGAACTACAGCAGCAGAAGCAGCATCTACTATATCAGGTTCGTTATCCATGGCGAAATCGGCGTGGGAGAATCTTATAACAGGAATAGCTGATGAGAATGCTGATTTTGACACGCTTATAGACAACTTTGTAAACAGCGTATCGACTGCCGCAGATAATGTGATTCCAAGAGTTGAACAGGCGATAACAGGAGTGGGACAGCTTGTGGAAAGCCTCTTGCCGGTAATAGTTGAACAGATACCGGTAATAATTGACTCGGTTCTGCCGGAACTTGTTAATTCGGGAATCAATATGGTTAATACTCTGCTTCAGGGGATATCCGACAATACAGAGGCAATAGTAACAGGAGCACTCAACATAGTTGAAACGCTTATAAACAGTATTATTGAGATGCTTCCGCAGATTATAGAGACAGGCATTAATATAATAGTGCAGTTGGCATATGGATTATCAGAATCACTTCCGACACTCATACCTACCATGGTTGAGGCTGTCCTGACTATAGTAATGGGACTTCTTGACAATATAGACATGGTGATTGATGCTGCATTGCAGCTTATAGTCGGACTTTCCGAGGGACTTATCAACGCATTGCCGATTCTGATTGAAAAAGCGCCGGTTATAATCAGCAAATTGGTTACGGGACTGCTGCAAAGCATACCCGAACTTGTAGGAGCGGCAGCAGAACTTGTCGCAGGGCTGGCAGGAGGATTAATCAGTTCAATTCCGAGCCTTCTTGTTGCGGTAGTTGAATTGGCTATGTCCATACCTAAAGCAATAGGTGACTTTGTATCAAGCCTTGAAGATATCGGCGGCAATCTTGTATCAGGTCTTTGGGAAGGCATAAAGAATTCATGGGGAAATCTTGTAGACAATGTTAAGAGCCTCGGCTCAAAGCTTGTAGGAGGAATAAAGGATATATTCGGCATACATTCGCCGTCAAAGGTATTTGCTCAGATAGGTGATTACTGTGTGCAGGGCTTTGACGAGGGCATGAAGGATCTTGCTGACGGTTCGGCAGTCAGAGACGGAATCAACGGAGCGCTTGATGCGATAGACGAGATAGACGGAAAAACCGTAAGCATTAATGCAAACGCCTCTCCGTATGAGGTAACAGGTGGAGGAGTAATGCAGACTATTCTTGATAAACTCACGGCGTTTGTGGATAACATGACGAATAACAGCGGATATAATGCACAGCTTGCAGGAGATATAACTATACCTGTGTATATCGGAACAGAGCTTATAGACACAATGGTTGTAAATGCCAATCAAAGGCTTAACTACAGAAGCGGAGGAAGATAATGTCAGACATTTTTTTGAAAATAAATGATACGGAACTTCCGATTCCCGGGAGCTGGAGTTCATCTTACGAAACAATTGAGACGATTAACACGTCAGAAGCAGGAACAGATCTTGTGTCAGTGACAAGGCTTGACAAGATAAATGCGAGCGCAACATTTAATGTCATGTCGGATATGAAGGAAACGTTGAAAGCATACAGTCAGAAGCTGAGCGTTACGGTGACGATAAGCGGAACAAAGCATACATGCAGGATAAGGAACTACAAAGAAACTCTTGTGAAAGACAGCTATACATTAGCAGTCACACAGGGGATATGGAGCGTATCGTTTGATATCACGGAGATATAGGAGGCAGTATGTATCAGGTAAGCGATGCTTATAAAGCTGCCTCAAAGCAGCCGGTGCAGGAATATGACATAAAGGGAATAATAGGAGAAGTCAGCTTTACGGCAGACAATATTCTTGAAGGCTCCTTCTCGATATCTAATCAGTGCACGCAAAGCAATAATCTGGCAATATCGTCAGTCTACATAGGACAGCTTCAATGTACATTTATCGGGCTTGACATAGACAGAGACAAATACAAGGGAATGGTGATAACTCCCTGGTTCGGGCTGAAGCTGGCAAGAGGAGAATATGAGTATATTCCTCTTGGGGTATTTGAGATAAAGAAAGCTAAAGTCAATGCAAAAGGCGTGACCGTCACTGCGTACGATAACATGAATAAGTTTTCAAGATCGTGCACGATAACCAATACAAGCGGGCAGCCGTATGACATGCTGCTTTTTGCGTGTAAAGCATGTGATGTTGAGTTGGGGAACAGCCGGGAAGAAATAGAAGCGCTTGCAAACGGAACGGAGACACTTATTCTTCAAAGCATGGGAGATATTGAGACATGGCAGGATTATATATACTGGCTGGCGCAATGCCTTGGCGCGTTCTGCACTATGGACAGATCCGGCAGATTAATATGCGTGTCATATGGTTCAGATATTGCGGATACGCTTGAAGCCTCAAAGAGGTTTGAAGGAGCAGAGTTCAGCACATACGAGACGAGATACACGGGACTGTCAGTTATCAATATAAGCGATAATACAACCTCTTATTACGGAATGGAGACAGATGACGGCTTGACTATGAATCTTGGTTCTAATCCGTTTCTGCAGCTTACATCTTCGGAAAATGCGGAGACACAGCGTAAGAATGTCCTTAACAGCCTTGCTGACATAGCGTATGTGCCGTTTACGGTAACATGTCTGGGAAATCCTGCGTATGACCTTGGTGATGTACTGATGTTCACAGGAGGCATAGGAGACGAGAAAAAGCACTGTATGATGAGCTATACATTCATATACAACAAGAGCTTTAAAATGCAAGGCTGGGGAGAAGATCCTGCTCTTGTGACAGGCAACAGCAAGACAGACAAGAATCTGAGCGGTCTTCTATCCAAGATAAATGATGAGGAAACACTGGCATATTATACATACACGAACACAGCGGCATATCATGTGGCAGCAGGCTCAAAAGCTAAAATCATTGACATAATATATGCGACAACGAAATCTAACTGGATAGAATTTCATGGGGAAGTGAGATGTACTGTTACGGTTGCCAAAAGCACAGACACAACTTCGGAAAGTACGACCACATATTGTTCGGCCAAAGCATCATATACGAACAACAGCAACGATATGAAGATATATCCGGAAGAAACGTGGTCGGACGGAAGGCATATACTTCCGCTGATGCAGATATTAAGTTCTTCAGCCAACTCCCTCAATACATTTGAGGTGTGGCTTGAGGCGGCGGGAGGAGATATAGATATTCCGGCAGGTGATATAACGGCATATCTTTCAGGTACAGGCATGGCGGGCGATAAGGCGTTTGACGGAATTATAAGAATCTCCGAAGAATATACACCGATAACCCTTAATCCTGTAAGCGTAGTAAGCATGAATGACAGAGTAGAAGTGACATTTCCTGACAGCAACGACAGCACGATTACAGAAGAATTTACGGCTATATCACTTGGCAATATTGTAACATTTGACACGACAGGATTAACAGAAACCGTCAGCTTCCCGATTGTGGTTGATAATTACACATTTGAGACGGCGAGTGCAGACGAATACACATACAATACAGGTTATGTTCTAACCGATACGGCATTTACGCTGAAGACAGAATATGCTTACGAGAGTACAGATGGGACAATAGACAGCGGACTTATGAAGTCGGTAACTATAGACAAGAGTACATATTCAAATGTGACAGGAATTGAGGTGAAGTAACAGTGTATTTCAAATGGAGTATTGGCAAGTTAAGAAGCTCGACATCTACATTGCAGGCGGCAGAATTTTATTTTTATGACAGTGAGCAAAATAAGATAGCCTGGGTAAACGCCTCGATTACAACGGACAAAGCAGGAGTATCTTCAGGGGAAAGCATTGGTAAACTTATAGACGGCAGTAAGTCAACAAAATACTGCACGACACAATATAGCGGCGGACCGTGCAACATTGTAATAACTGTAGATGATTCAATGAAATATCCTGCGTATTACTCGTATGTAACTGCAAACGATTCATCGGAGCGAGACCCTGTAAGCTGGACACTATATGCCTCAAAAGATGGCGAGACATGGACACAGGTTGATACACAGTCGAATGTGACTATTCCGTCAAGCAGATATACTGAAACAGATAAATGGAGCGTATTGCCGTTGCAAGAGGAAAGATATCTTTTGCAAAATGGTGACATTTATTACACGATAACAAAAGACAAAGACTATAAGCCTTTAGCATTGGAAGTCACAGAATTGACTTCACAAGTATTTCTGGACAGCGGCTTTGAAGATTCCACAGTGATTACGCCGAGCCTTGTAAGCACATTTGCGGATTTTAAGATCCTAAAATGGACGGACGGAGACAAGCTGTCTCTTTCCGCAGCTCTTACAGCCGTGCCATTGCCGCAGACAATAATATCAAACGCAATCGACCTTACTGACGAAACCATCACAGGCATAGAAGCCGTGACAGCGGAATACGAGGGTACGCCTGTAGTGGCTATATCATTTGACGACAAGGCAACATGGCAGATGTATGACGGTACGCAGTGGGTCAGCATTGACAAGGAGACATCAGGAATGCAGATGGAAACTCTGATGGCTATAACCACAGAACAATGGGCGGCGAAGATATCAGGATTAAGCGCAATATATCTGCGAACAACATTGTCAGCCGCAGAAGACAAGATAACAAGCGTAGAATTTAATTTCACAAATTAAGGAGGCAAATATGGCGAAATTAAAAGGACACACAGAGATAATACTTACAGATGTCAACACTGGCAAAGTCACCAGACAAGAGGGCGACAATATGTTTACGAATGCAATTCAGAAAATACTTACGCCTATAACTGCATGGGATGGCAATTCGTACTCGTCATACTTACTTCCTTTGCAAGAAAAAGGGCTTGCAGGCTTGTTGCTTTTTCAAAATTCACTGCCAGAAGATGCAAATAACTATTTTATGCCAGCACCTGATGTAAATCCCGTAACCGGATATGCAGGAAACAATGCATATACAGGGACAAACACACAAAGAGGAAGCATGAATACAGCTGAATGTGAAGAATTGGACAACGGATATAAATTCGTGTGGGATTTCACGACAGCACAGGCAAACGGAACTATATCAGCTATATCATTGACAAATTATTATATCGCAACTACTGGAGTACATGGAGAGTATTGGTGGGATAAATCTCCGAATACCTACGGCACAGATTTTGAATTTAATATAACAAACTGTAGCTACATTGAAATAACAGATGATGATATATTAAAGTTCGTTTGTTACAACAATAATACAATTACTTATTATGAGATACAGTTATATTTCAGAAAATATAATTTGAATACAGATAAAAATACATGCAAGATAATTAAAAGTCAGGAGTTGAGCATTGAGTGGGGCGGAACTATACAAAGTTATTCAAAGTCATGGATTCAATTTGCGATGGGTGAAGATGGGTATATATACGGATTGGCAAGTGTAGCTAAGTCAGTAGACAAATTGATTCGATTAGATGCCTCTACACTCGAACAAGATACATCTTATGGAGCAAAAACTATAAGCGGATATGGAGGTTACGAATCCTATTACCATATGGATAAAAGTAACATGGTTATATTAAATAGTTACATTTACTATATTTACAGTGAAGCTAACAAGCTAGTCAAATTAAATGTAAATGATATTACAGATGTAACAGAAGTAAGCGCTCAATTAAGCTATTCAAATAGACCATTTATATTTGTAAACAATAATCATGTTACAGTCTCTCAAAACAATTCATCAAATGGCTCATTTGATACAGCACTTAATAAATACTCTTGGACAAGTAAAAACTATGTATCTTATACATTAGGCATATTATCAAATGCCGAATATGTAATTACTATTTCATACCAAAGTGATTCTTATAAACAATTAAGTTGTGGAATAATGCCGCACGAACAATATCTAGCCACCATCAACAACATAACCCCGGTAACCAAGACAGCGGCGCAGACAATGAAAATAATTTACACAATAACAGAAGCAAAATAAGCATAAGTTGCACCGGTGCAACGGAAAGGAAAGATATGGAAAAATTAAAAGTGATTGTAACAGCGGTGTGGAGCATTATATTAAGTGCTCTGGGAATCTTAGCAATTCCAGTATTACTACTGGTAACATGTAATTTAATAGATTATTTAACAGGCCTTGCAGCTTCTAAACTTAGAAACCAGAAGATTGATAGCTACAAGGGGATTAAGGGAATTGCAAAGAAAATATGTATGTGGCTTTTGGTAGGAGTCGGCGTGATTGTAGACCAGCTCCTTTCTTATTCTGCAGGAGTTGTAGGAATAACATTGCCATTTACATTTTTAGTGGCTTGTGTTGTAGCAATATGGCTGATTTGCAACGAAATTATAAGTATTTTGGAAAACATTAATGACATTGGAGTAACGCTTCCACCATTTTTACAGCCAATAGTGCAGAACCTTAAATCGCAGGTAGAAAAGAAAGCAGATATAGAAGAAAGAGAGGATAAGTAATATGAGAACATTTCCGATTATTAGTACAAGATATGAGCATGTAAATGATTTTATTAACACCCTTGCACCAGTTGTGTGCAATGCATGGATTAAGTACAGAAGAGAAGGAAAGAAGACAATAAGCCCAGCTGTAATTCTTGCGCAGGCTGCTAAAGAATCTGGTTGGAATTTAGGGGCTGCTTCACTGTTTGGGATTAAGGGAAGCGGTGTAGAATATGATACAACAGAGTACATAGATGGAGAATATGTAAACATTAAAGATTCCTTTGAAAAGTATCCTGATGTAATGGGTGCTGTATATGGATATCTTGATCTGATGCAGTGGAATAATTATGATGATGCAACAGCAGCAAATACAGTCGAAGGAGAGCTTTATGGTCTTACAAATGCTGTGAACAATACAGACAGAGATGCAGAAGGCAACTGGGTTGGATATAACTATGCAACTGCTCCAGATTACTATGAGACAACACTTGCTATTATTAACGACTTTGACCTTAGAGCATTTAATGATTATGTATGGTCTGTTGTTAATGAAACAGATGATACAGAAGAGATAGAACAGCCTTCAGAAAAACTTAATGAGAGTGTTATTGATGCAATTTACCGTGGTGAGTACGGTGATGGAGAAGAACGCAGACAGAAGCTCGAAGCTGCAGGTTACAACTATGCAGATTATCAGGCGGCCATGGAAGCCAAATATTATCCTAAAGATGATACACCAGTGGAAAGTGAGGAAGAGCCGACAGAGGAAACACCGCAGGAGACAGAAGAAAGAGTGGCAGTTGTAGAACCAGGAGGAAGTTTCTGCCAGATTGCAAGAGATTACCTTGGAGATGAAGGCAGAGCAGCAGAACTTGCAGAGCATAATGGAATGACACTTGATGATATGCTTTATGCAGGTATGGAGTTAAGACTTCCCAACTAATTATTCATACTGGATTGCACATATAGCAACATTGTGATAACCTATATAAATAGGAAGAGAGACAGTCAGAATGTGTACATTGTAATAGTGTACACATTCTGTACACAATATGGCTTAAATAATGTTGATTTAGAATAAATCAGAATAATCTGATATAAATGTGTAAAGCTCTTAAACCCGCATAAATACTGATAAAAACAGCATAAAAATAAACACAAATAAATTGTAAAAATTTGATTTCAAAGTTGGGTAACAACCCTATGGTTGGTGCTACTGTAGCTGTAGCTGTTTCTATTGAGGAAGCTGCTAAGAACGGTAAATTCTAAGTTTTACGATTTTGATATGTGTACAATTTTAATGTGTACACATTGAAAAAAGGCATTTGTACACATTTTGTACACATTAGGATTTAATGTGTACAATGAGATGTGTGTACAGATGCCTTTTTATAGATCGGAAGAGCGTCGTGTAGGGAAAGAGTGTAGATCTCGGTG